ACGTATTGCCGCAAGCGAGGGCTGATCTTCGGCGCCGGGCCGCGCAGATCGCAGATGTTCTACCCGGACGAGGCGACCGCCAAGGAGGCAGAAACTGCGGTGCAGGCCTTGCGCGATGAACGACGGCGCGAGGCGAAGCGCCGCGACAACATCAACCGCTTGGCGAAGTTGCGTGCACGACGCGCTGCCGAGGGTCGCCGATCGATCAACACCCGGCCGCGGCAATCGGTCGTCAATCTGGAGCCCGGCGTGCAGCTGCATCACGGGATCAAGGTGACGCTTTGCCCAGCCGGCAAGGACCAGCGCTACACCTTCACGCCGCCGCCTGGGTGGGTCGGCCAGATCACGCGCGACTGGCGCGAGCGTCGGCTTCAGGAGGCGCGCTGATGGACCGCTCCGACCAGATCCAACTGGCCTCCGACGTGTGCCGCTGCATCGCGATGGCCGGGTGCCAGGACCAGCTGCAGTGCGCGCGACGCATGGCCAGCGTGCCGCAAGGAGCGCCGATGGGCGACTACTCGTTCAATCGCGTGCCCGGCGACCCGTGCCAGTGGTTCTGGCCGATCACGACGCGGCGCCAGCCGGCTGAGTCCGTCGTGCGACCGGTCAAGCGATGGCCTGGGAGAGAGGCATGATCGTCATCGGCATCGACCCCGGCCTGACCGGCGCGCTGTCGTTCATCGACAGCAGCGGCGCCGAAGCGGTCATCGAGGACATCCCGACCGTCGAGCTGCCAGGGAAGGGCTTCGTGCACCGGCGAATCGATGGCCGCAAGCTGGCCGAGACCGTGCGGCGCCACGTACCCGCCGACAGAACCTGCACCGTCGTCTGCGAGGCCGTGCACGCGATGGGCGGGAATTCGATGCAGAGCATGGGCAGCCTGTTGCGCAGCCTGGGCGCGATCGAGGCCGTGTTCGACGTGCTGCGCTACCCGGCAGCCCTGGTGGCACCGCAGACCTGGCAGCGTCACTTCGGCCTGCAGGGCAAGAAGGCCAAGCGCGAGCCCGGAACGATGCCGGAGGCGATCCGCATTGCCTGCGAGCTGTACCCGCGCAGCGCGCACATGCTGCGGCGCGTAAAGGACCACAACCGGGCCGAGTCGCTGCTGATCGCGCACTACGGCAGGACGATGGTGGCATGAAGCCGCACCCGCACCGAAAGCGCGACAAGAAGTCGCCGGAATCGCTGCGCAAGCACCTGATCTCTGTGATGCGCCGCAGGCTCTGGCAGGCCGAGCGCATCGGCTGGCCTGCGCTGGCCGAGAGCTTCAGGCGCGATCTGCGCGCGATGGGAGTGGAGGCGTGACGCGCATCACCGTCACCCTGCGCCCACGAGGCCGCGGCGGATGGTCCCCGCTGGTGCTTACCTACGACCCCCGGTGCCGCCACGAGTTGCCGGCTCCGATGGAGTTCCGCCGCGGGCAGATCGTGCCGATCCTCGGGCGCGAGTACCGCGTCACAAAGGTGCAGGGATGATCCGCGCCGACTGGGCCACCCGCACCGCTGTCGTGATCGCCAGCGGGCCGAGCCTGAGCCAGGAGCAGCTCGAGCACGTGTACTTCGAGCGCTGGTGTGCGAACACGTGCCGCGTCATCGCGGTCAACAACACCTGCAGCCGGGTCGCCTGGGCCGACTGCGCGTACTTCGGCGACTACCTGGCGCTGAAGACCTACGTGCCCAAGCTGCGCCCGCCGGCGGGTGAGTTCCAGGGCGAGTGGTGGACGCAGGACAAGGCCGGCGCCGAGCGCTGGGGCCTGAGCTACGTGAAGTCGGCGAACCGGCCGGGCCTGGGCACCGTGCGCGTGCATCTGAACGGCAACAGCGGCGCGCAGGCTGTGAACTTGGCCACGCTGTTCGGCGCCAAGCGCGTGCTGCTGCTGGGCTTCGACATGCAGTCAGGCCCGAAGGGGCAGAAGCATTGGTTCGGCAGCCACCCGGTGCCGCTGGTGCAGGACCTGCTCTTCGACGAGTGGATCAAGAAGTTCGAGGCGATCGCGACCGACGCGAAAGCAATGGGCGTCGAGGTCATCAACTGCACGCCGGGGTCGGCGCTGCCGTGGTTTCCGATGGCCGACATCAAGGAGGCGCTGTGAAGCGCGCCCAGATCCACCTCCTCCAGCAGCCCAACAAGGCGCGCGAGGCCGCCGCGTTCACGGCCGGCCTGGAGGCATGCGGCTACACCGTGCACACGCGCATCGCCGAGCCGACGCGCGACGATGTGTTCCTGTGCTGGAACCGCATGGGCATGGCCAACACCGAGGCGAAGCGCTTCGAGGCCGCGCAGGCGCCCGTGATCGTGGCCGAGAACGGCTACCTCGGTTCGGAGTGGAGCCGGCCGGGCCGCTGGTTCTCGATGGCGCTGGGCCACCACAACGGCGCCGGCACCTGGCCGGTCGGCGGGCCCGAGCGCTGGGACTCTTGGCGCGTGGATGTCGACCCGCTGCGCGAGCTGCGCATGGAGGGCGGCGTGATGCTGGCGCAGCGCGGCATCGGTGAGCCGGCGCTGCGCGCGCCGGACCGCTGGACGGCCGACACGGCGCGAGCGCTGGGCTTTCGCATCCGCAAGCATCCAGGCATCGGGCAGGCGCTGCCACTGGCCGAGGACCTGCGCGACGTGTCCGTGGTGGCCACGTGGTCGAGTGGCGCGGCGCTGAAGGCGATGCTGCTTGGCGTGCACGTGATCTATGGCATGCCCGGGTGGATCGGTGCGCAGGCGGCCACGCAGTTCATGGCGCCATTCAACCCGCACGACCGCCGCCTGGCGATGTTCCGCCGGCTGGCCTGGGCCATCTGGCACGAGGACGAGGCCGCCGCTGGTGTGCCGTTCAGGAGGCTGCTGGGATGTTGATCGCCTGCCCCATCCCAGAGAAGCCCAAGTCGGCGAAGCTGATCGCGGCATTCATCCGCGGCGCTCCACGCAACGCCCGTGGCTTCGTGTTCTTCGGCGTCAAGGCGTCCAACGCGATGTCGCTGCGGTCGGCCAGGCGGTCCGGGCAGCCGATCTACTTCCTCGACAACGCCTACTTCGACGGCACGCGCGGCCAGCGCTTCCGGGCAACCAAAGACGGGCCACAGATCAGCGCCCGGCGCCTGGACAGCGACGGCAAGCGCTTCGACGCGCTGGGCCTGGAGATCAAGCCCTGGCGCAGCGGTGATGACGGCTACTGGCTGGCGGTGCACCAGTCCGACGACCACGAGTTCACGTGCCCGGGTCATCGGCAGTGGATGGCCGAGGCGCTCGAGGATCTGTCGAGGACCAGGGCGGTCATGCAACGAGCCTGGAGCCGAGACAAGCCGGCGCAGGCTGTCACGCTGCCGCAAGCGCTCGCAGGAGCCTGGGGTCTGGTGACTCACACCTCGGCCGCCGCGGTGCAGGCTGTCCTGGCCGGCGTGCAGTGCATCGTCAGCGATCAGCACGCGCTGGCAGGCATGGTCTGCAGCGACGACCCGGGGCTTGACGAACGTCGCCGCTACCTGGGCGTGCTGGCCGATCACGAATTCACGGTCCCTGAACTGGAGGACGGCACCGCATGGCGCCGGTTGAACCCATGAACACCGCCACCCTGAAACGCCCGATCAAGACCTGGTTCCCTGTCGGCCGCGGCGCGCACGAGCGCTTGCTGAAGGAACAGATGCAAGGCCTGCGCCACGTGGTCGACGAGGTGTCGACGTGCGGCAAGCGCGGCCTGCGCGTCACGGTTCTCGATGCCGCGTGCGCCGAGGGGCTGATCGGCTTGGAACTGCTGAAGGCGGGCGCCTGCGCACTGCACGGGGTCGAGCTGGTGCGCGAGCGGGTTGAGGACGCGAACCGGTTGCGCGGCGACCTGCCGGCGAGCTTCACGCGGGCCGACCTGAACACGTGGGCCCCGACGCGCCAGTACGACGTGGTGCTGGCGCTGTCGATCCTGCACAAGCTGCCGCAACCGCTGGACGTGGCGCGGCGCCTGGGCATGGCCTGCGACCGGATGATGGTGATCCGGCTGCCGCCACCGGCCGAGGGCGACGAGGGCGGCGTGATCCGCGACCGCCGCAGCGGCATGCAGCCGTTCGACCTGCGTCCGGTGCTGGCCGAGTGCCGGCTCAACCTCGAGGAGGAGGCGACCGGGTTCCTGGGCGAGTGGATTGGCTTCTGGAGGAAGAAATGGCCGACGACCTGATCCAGCGCTACCGCCAGATGGCCGCCAAGGGCGACAACCTGCGCGGCCTGGCCATCCTGCGCTACCGCGACCAGATCGCCGGCCTGGTGCGCCAGTACGGCGCCAAGAACCTGCTCGACTATGGCTGCGGCGCTGGCGACCAGTGGAAGCAGCCGCACCGCATGCACCGCGACCTGGGCCTGCGCTGGTTCGAGGTGAAGCTCTACGACCCCGCGTTCGAGCACGACGAGAAGCCGCACGGCAAGTTCGACGGCGTGCTGTGCTCCGACGTGCTGGAGCACGTGCCCGAGGATGAGGTCGACGCGCTGGTGCAGACGCTGTTCCGGCACGCGCGCCTGTTCGTCTGGGCCTCGGTGTGCACCAGGCCGGCGAAGAAGGCGTTCGAGGACGGCACGAACCTGCACGTGACGATCCAGCCGATCGAGTGGTGGCGCGATGCCTTCGAGCGCCACTGTGGCGGCTGTCCGTGGGTGCTCGTGGAGTCTCCGTGAAGATCCGCGCCATCACGACCTGCAGCGCCGCCGGCTGGCAGCAGTACGGCCGGCGCATGGCGCAGTCCTGGGCCGCACGCTGGCCGGTGCCGCTGACGCTGTGGACCGAGGGCTTCGCGTGCGACGTGCCAGGCGTCGAGGTCGACCAGCTGGAGCGCATCGAGTGGCTGGCCGAGTTCAAGCGGCGCCACAAGCACCTGCCGGTCGCGAACTACCGCTTCGACGCGGTGCGGTTTGCGCACAAGACGGCAGCTGTGATCGAATCGGCACTGTCCTTCGACTGCGACTGGCTGATCTGGGTCGACGCCGACACGGTGACTCACACGAAGGTGCCGGAGTCGTTCGTTCAGACACTGCTGCCGCAGGGCGTCGAGTACATCGCCTGGCTGGACCGCGTGGACAACTACCCGGAGTGCGGGTTCTACGTGCTGAACATGCGGCACGCGCGGCACCAGGGCCTGATGACGGGATGGCGCGAGATCTACACCGGCCGCGGCCTGTTCAGCCTGCGCGAGTGGCATGACAGCTACGTCCTGCAGCAGCTTATCGCCCGCGCTGGCGTGCCCACCAAGAGCCTGAGCGGCGAGCGCGCATCGCGCACCGGGCATCCCTTCATCAACGGGCCGCTCGGCGCCTACATGGACCATCTGAAGGGCCCCCGCAAGGTCGAGGGCAAGAGCAGACGCAAGGACCTGAAGGTCTTCAGGCCCGAGAACTACTGGAGAGGGGCACGATGAAAAGCGTAGACGGATGGGTCTGGCCGGACCGCGAGAAGCACCTGATCGCCTGGATGGCTCACCCGAAGAACCGGATGATGCTCAACGGCCGGGCGGCCTACCAGGGCAAGAAGCAGCTGGCGGCGCTGGCCGCGGTGGCGCGCTACAAGGGCCCGATGCTGCGCACGGCCATCGACGTAGGCGGGCATGTGGGGCTCTGGTCCTACAACCTGGCGCCGGCCTTCCAGCATGTGCACGCATTCGAGCCAGTGGACTACCTGCGCGAGTGCTTCGAGCGCAACATGGACGAGCAGACCGTCAACGTCACGCTACACCCGGTCGCGCTCGGCGCCGTCGAAGGCTCGGTGAGCATGCACACGACGGTCGACAGCACGGGTGATTCCTGGGTCAAGGGGGCAGGCGAGATTCCGATGCACACCCTGGACAGATTCGATCTTGGCCCCGTCGACTTCATCAAGATCGACGTGGAAGGCTACGAGGAGAACGTGCTGCGCGGCGCCGAGTGCACCATCGTGCGTGACCGCCCGGTGATCTGCGTCGAGCAGAAGCGCGACATGGCCAGCCGGTTCGGCCTGCAGCCGCTGGGCGCGGTCAAGTTCCTGCAGAGCCTTGGCTACCGGGTCGAGCAGGAGATCGGCGGCGACTTCCTGATGGTGGCGGCGTGAGAGCCTACATCGGATTCGACCCGCGAGAGGCCGAGGCCTACCGCGTGGCGGCCAGGACGCTGCGCGACACGTCCGGCATCGAGGCCGAGCCGCTGGTCGAGGAGCGCCTGCGCGCTACCGGCCTGCTGTGGCGCCCGGTCGACCGCCGCGGGCGCATGCACGACCTGGTGAGCGGCGCGGACCAGTCGACCGAGTTCGCGATCTCGCGCTTCCTGGTGCCGATGCTGTGCCAGAGCGGCTGGGCCCTGTTCGCGGACTGCGACGTGGTGTTCATGCGGAACGTGCGCGGCATGCTGGAGTTGGGCATCGGCGACGAACCGAGGGCCGTGTATGTCGTCAAGCACAACCACCTACCGCGCGAGCAGTGGAAGATGGATGGCCAGGCGCAGCTGGCCTACAGCCGCAAGAACTGGTCCAGCGTGATCGTTTGGAACTGCAACCACCCGGCGCACCGGCGGCTGAACCTGCACACCGTCAACACCATGCCGGGCCGCTGGCTGCACGGCTTCGGCTGGCTGCACGACAGCGAGATCGGCGAGCTGGCCCCGGAATGGAACTGGCTGGTCGGTGTGCAACCCAAGCCCGAGCGGCCGGCGATCGCGCACTTCACGCTGGGCGGTCCGTTCACGCCAGGCTGGAAGGGCGCAGAGCACGACGACATCTGGACGGAGGCGGCGAAGGCATGAGCGACTGCAATCACGACGGCGAGCTGCCGGACGACTGGACCGACGCGCAGGCGGCCATGTTCAACCGCGTCTATCGCCATATGCTCGCCAATCAGCGCGCTTTCGTGCACCCGCAGGCGACACCGGTCAGCGATGAGCACTGGAGCACGACGGCCTGGAATTCGGCGTGGCTCGCTGCGCACTGCGCCGGAGATCAAGCGCCGCTGATCATCCACGCCGACGAGACCGGCGAGGTATTCAGCGCCGAGATCCCGGCGGAAGGACTGCAATGAGCAACGACACCCGCAACGACGGCCTCCACCCGCGTCACCCGGGCATCGGCTGCGCCACGTCCCTGATCCGGCTCGAGGGCGACGCGGTGGAGCAGGGCGGGTTCCTGATGTTCCTGCCCAGCGGCGCGACCAAGGTCGTGGCCTGGCACTCGCCCAAGCCGATCACGCCCACGCTGGATGCGGCAAAGAAGTACGCCAGCGAGGTCGTCGAGAGCCTGCTGCAGGCCGGCGGCATCGAGAACCCGGACATCCAGCGCACGAACTGGGTCAGCGTGACCGCGGCGGTGCAGCGCATCATCCTGGACTTCAACGACCGGGTGACGCAGGCCATCAACACCAAGATGAGCCGCGAGCTGATGCTGCCGTCTGAGCGGCGCTGGAGGCACTGATGGGCCGCCATACGCGCCTGGCGAAGCTCAATGAGCGGCACGAGGCGTACTGCCTGCTGCGCGTGGCCGGCCGGACCCAGACGGATGCCTACATGGAGGCGGGGTACACCTGCAAGTCGCGCGACACGGGGCGCAAGGAGGCCAGCAAGCTCGAACAAGATCCGCTGATCGCGTCCCGGCTGAAAGTGCTGTGGGCCGAGAAGTTCAAGGTCCTGCACATGGACGCCGATGAGATCCTGGCGCGCACGGCCATGATCGCGCGCTCCGACGCGCGCAGCCTGTTCGACGAGCGGGGCAACATGCGCCCGCTGCACGAGCTGACGCCAGAAGAGGCGGCGGCCATCGCCGGGGTCGAGACTCTGGAGGAGTTCGACGGCACCGGCAAGGACCGCGTGAAGGTGGGCGACGTGCGCAAGGTCCGTTTGCGCGATCCGATGCCCGCGCTCAGACTTCTGGCCGAGCACAAGAAACTGGTCAAGGCGCCCGAGGAAGGCCTCAACGCCCTGGCCGGCGCCATCGCCGATCGATTGAAAGCCGCGCGAGAGCGCAAACGCAAGGAGCCCGAGAAATGAAGACCTGTTCCATCCCTGATCCCGTGCGGTTTCGCGCGCAGTGCACTGGCATCGGCAGCACGCGCGCCGCGGCCGAGTCCACCGGCATGCGCCGCAGCCAGGAAGTGATCGACGCCGCGCCGGCCGACCAGCGCAAGCACGCCGTCGGCTACCCGGCGCCGACGCCCGACGCCTATGCCTGGGCGACAAGCGGCATCGTGTCGAGGATGTCGTTCAAGCGCCGCTGACCGCGTGTCCGCCGAAGCCGCAGCAGACCCGATCGACGAGGTTCTCGACAAGCTCGCGGACTTCGAGTTCGACCCGCTGGGCTTCGTGCTGTGGGCATTCCCGTGGGGCCAGGAGGGCACGTTCCTGGCCGACGAGTCCGGGCCCGAGCAGTGGCAGCGCGACCAGCTGCAGCGCATCGGCGACAAGCTCAGGGCCGGCGGCGACCTGGGCGCCGTCGTCCAGGAGGCCATCAGCGCCGGACACGGGGTCGGCAAGAGCGCCGAGGTCAGCTGGCTGGTCATCTGGGCCATCGCCACGCATGAGGACACGCGCGGGGTCGTCACTGCGAACACCGACACGCAGCTCAAGACCAAGACCTGGGCCGAGCTGGCGAAGTGGTATCACGCCTTCATCGCCAAGGAGCTCTTCACGCTCACGGCGACCGCGATCTACTCGTCGGACCCGAAGCACGCGCGCACCTGGCGCATCGACCAAATCCCCTGGTCGGCAGAGAACGCTGAAGCCTTCGCCGGCCTGCACAACAAGGGCAAGCGGGTGCTGATGATCTTCGATGAGGCCTCGAACATCGACGACATCATCTGGGAGACCACCGAGGGCGTGACCACCGACGCGGCCACCCAGATCATCTGGTGCGCCTACGGCAACCCGACGCGCACCACCGGCCGGTTCCACAAGGAATGCACCCGGCCGCGGCGCTTCCACTACACCCGCGTCGACAGTCGCGCCGTGCGCTTCACGAACAAGGGGCAGATCAACGAGTGGGTCGAGGAGTACGGCGAGGACAGCGACTTCATCCGCGTCCGGGTGAAGGGCCAGTTCCCGCGCGCCGGCTTCAGCAACTTCATCAGCCCGGAGGAGGTCGACGGGGCCCGGCGCCGCCGCGTGGCGCGCATGGCCTACCAGACACAGCAGAAGATCCTGTCGGTCGACCCGGCACGCTTCGGCGACGACTGGAGCGTGATCACTCTGCGGCAGGGCCTGAAGGTGCACTGGCAGCAGGCGCTGTCCGGCTTTGACGGGCCCGAGCTGGCCGGCCGCATCGTCGAGATCGTGCGCCAGGAGACCGGCATCGCCTGCATCGTCTACGACGCCAACGGCAACGGCGCCGACCTGGACAGCGCGCTGCGCCGCGCGCCTGGCCTGCCGCTGCTGATCCCGGTCATGTGGGGCATCCCGGCGAAGGACGACAAGACCTACTTCAACCAGCGCAGCGAGGCCTGGGGGAAGATGCGCGACTGGCTCAAGGCGGGCGAGGTGCCGGACGACGACATCCTGGCCGACGAGCTGTGCAGCCTGGACTACGGCTACGACGGCCTGTTCCGGATCCAGTTGCAGTCGAAGAAGGACTGCAAGAAGAACGGCGGCAAGAGCCCGGACCGGGCTGACAGCCTGGCGATCAGCTTCATCCCGGAGCTGATCGACCGCAAGATGGTCACGGCCAAGGTGCGGCCGGTGCAGCGCCGAAAGGTGGTCTGGTCCGGCCGGGTGCACGGGTAGCGTTTGCCGGTTTGGCCGGCGGGCGCCAGAATTCGGCCCATCGACGCGGTGTCATGCCGCACGGTTCGCAGATGCCTGGATGGCAAGCCTGGCCGGAAACCCTCAGAGGTCCTCCCGGATGGCAGCGAATCCCCTGGTGCGACATCTTGGCCTTCAGCAGCTGCTGCAGCGCGAGGCCCAAGAGGTCCCGAAGTTCCAGACCTTCGACGACGCGCAGACCGAGAGCGCGCTGGCCGGCCA